CGCTACGGCGTGGACAGCGAAATGTCCGAAAGCCACGACAGTGGCAGCCGGGCGGACGAGGAGTCCGCCCCCGGGGATGTGCAGCTACGCAGGGTGCCAGTGGGGCTGAACTGCCGGAAGGAGGTGGTGGACTACGTGCAGCGGGAGTTTGGAGTTGACCCGATCATCGCACCGTCGAAGCCGCTCCACCAGCATGCGCTCCTGGCGATTGCGCGGGCCTTAGCCGAGCGAGACGCGCACAAGCGGGCCAAGTGGGAGGTCAAAAAGACCGAGGGCGGCGGTAGGGTGCTCAGTGTGGCGCCCAACGTTGCTCGGGAGGTGAGCCTGTACAGCCGCGACTCGTCGCGGGAGGTGTGGTGGGCCATACCTTCAGTACTCCCCCACGATGAAACGCGCCAGAACACCGCCAGGGGCCTGGGCCTAACAAACTGGTGCACCCACAAGGTGGCGGAGTGCACGTGCGCGCAGGACGCGGTCGTAGGGGCGTCGACGCATGTCGGGTACTACTTTACCCGCAGCGACTGGCTGTACCACCTCAACATGGTTCGCAGCCACAAGCACTACGCTGTCGTGAACCGACACGACGGCGGGTACGGGGAGAGGCCATTTGGCGAGTCGGAGTGGGCCGTCCGGGAGGACGGACTCATCCATGAGTACGTGAGGGGCAACTCAGAGCCCTACGTCCATCCGACGACGACCCATTTGTTCGGGCGGTCTTTTCGGGTGAGTGACCGGCTCGCTGTAGCAACCAAGCAATTGGCCCAGTACGGCGAGACGGTGCTCCTCGAGTTGGTCCTCGAGAATGCCGGGCCGCCCACTGAGGTACAGCAACCCTCGGTGATGCAGGTGCTCCTCAACCCAGGTGCCGACTACCCAACTGAGCGCTTCGCTCCCAAAGCCGGGGACCTCATGGCGACGGAGCTGTCTATCAACCAGTATCACATTCTGGGAGACCAGCTGCTCCTGAACATGGGGCCGATACGCAAGCACGCGCTTGTGTCCGTAGCAGCAGTGGCCCATGTCGCCACGAAGCTACTCGGCAGGAATCGTGATGAGAAGTGCAAAGCCGACGCGCTGTTCTACGCGCGGCGCTACTACGAGCGCCAACTCAAAGCCGGGAAAGCCCTGCCCGCAGCCAGTCTCGACGTCATGATCGAGACCACGGCGTCAATGGCGCTCTGTTCCTCGCTAGAGACGGAGCTAGCCATGTCGAAAACCATCCAGGACAGCTACGGATCGGCCTTTCGTGTCTACAACGAGGTCGTGGCCTGGAGGCAAGTAGGCGTGGTGAGCGCCGCGCTCCTGTGTGGGGTGGGGCTTTTGTGGGCGCTGGCGGTGACTCTTACTTACGAGGGTCTGCCGGCGTGGCACCACGCCGTCTCCATCATCTTGCTGCTGATGGGCGTGGTTTTCGCGGTCGGAGCCGGGTGCGTGTGCCTTGCACGCAACCGACACCGCCTAGCCGCAGCGCGCGGCTGGGTCGCCCGTGCAGCGCGGGGGGAGGCGCCGGCAGTCAGGGAACCACTCCCGCTGTTGGAGCCGCTCCTCGCGGGCCACCGCGTTCTGCCCGAGGTCGCGCGAGAGGCGATTCGCGCTGACGAGGGCACGGGGTATCGGGTACATGATGACCCAAGGCCCCCAAAACATCCGAGCGTGCCAGTCCCGCGCTCGGAGGTGGTCGGCATGCAAGTCGGGAACACCTTGCCACTGGTGCCCGAGCCGACGCAAGCCGCGGAGCTTGTCGGGGTGCAGACGCGCATTCTGCGCGATGTGCCCCTCATCACGGACGAGGCCATGGAGTGGCTCATCGCCGCGATGGAGGAAGACCCACACCTCCAAGCCCTGCGCGACCTCTGCGTGGACTTTCCCCCTGATCTCTGGTCCCGGTGGCTCAACCGGGGCATCTCACAGGGGGAGCGAGCTCGCATGGAGGCTGCCTCCAAAAGCCTCGAGTCCGAAGACCTCACCGAAAAGGACTTTCAGAAAACCGCCTGGGTCAAGATGGAGAAGACGCTCGGGACGGCCGTTAAGGGCACGGGACTAGTCGGGAAGAAACCCCGGCTGATCCAGCCCCTGGGCGACCGGCTCAAAGCTTACATCTCCCCATGGATCTGGTGGTTGACGAAGGGCCTGCGCGCTGCTTTCGATGGGGCCAACGGCATGCTGTTCGCTTCCGGGAGGTCCGCCGAGACAATCGGCGAGTACTTCCGCGCACAGTGGGAAAAGTGCGAAAACCCGTGCGTTATCATCAACGACCACTCCACGTTCGACGCGTGCTGTGGGCACGGGTTCAAGCTGGTGTTCTCCACGGCCATCTACTGGTGCTGCTCCATGCCCATGGGGCCCACCATGGCCTGGTTTGACTCCCAGCCTACGGGGGTGACCACCCACGGTGTCCAGTACTGGACCGACCAGGGGCTGTGCTCGGGATCTCCCGAGACGTCCATTGGTGGGTCGTTGTACAACGCCGCCACAATGGTTGCCGCGCTCCGAGACCTCGTCAAGACGTGGTTCGGGATCGTCCTGGGCGACGACGGTGCCGTCATTGCTGACATCCATCCGGGAGACTACCACTCGGTGCTTATGGATCTGACGCAGCGGTACAACAGCCTGGGCCTCATTCCCGAGCCATTCATCGTCACGGACCCGTGGGACGTGGAGTTCGCCTCCCACATCCTGCTCCCCTCCGAGGTGGAGGGCGGGGGCTTCATCTGGAAGCTCAGCCCGAAACCAGGGCGCGTGCTAGCAAAGCTAGGCACAAAACGCTTGGACGCCTTGTCCAGCAATCTGGCCCAGGACATCAGTTCCCTGTGGGTTGACGGGTGCCACGTCCCGTTCCTGCGGGTGGTCCTGGCCAGATACAAGGTGCTCTTGCGCGGCGTGAAGCCCAAAGGACGGCCGGACGGATATGAGTACAAGGTCCACGCGGACCGCCCCACCAACTTCCACCCCTCTGGGTGGCTCTGGATCCGGGAAAGGTATGGGCTCGGGCCTGAGGACGAGGCCGAACTCACCCAATACCTGGAAACAGTGACCTCTCTGCCTTGCGCTATCGGCCACCGTGTCATCGATCGGCTGGTCGGGCGGGACTGTGCTTGAGGGTGGGGCAGCGACCGGGCGCTATAGAAATACGGTTGGCACCAACGGCGTGGGCTGTTAGCCCCCACGTCGGCCCGGGATCCTACGGGTGAACGCCGCAAGGCAAAAGGGGGCATTCTGGATCCGAACCGCGCACGACAACAAGCCGCGTTTTGGGAAAGCCCGCACCATGGCCAAGAAAGGAAAGGGACGCGTCCAGGGGAAGAAGAAGAAGGTCGCCAAGAAGAGTGGAAAGAAGATGCAGGCGAACGGGGGGCTCGTCGTTCCAGGCCCTGCGTTCAACCCGTCCAAGGGCCGGCAGATGGCCGGTATGGGCGGGAGGAAGGCGGGCGGGCTCATGTCCGCCTGTTGTACCCTCCTTAACCCCTTCGACCCGGGGTGCAGAGGGTGCCGCTGGCCCGACGGGCTGAGCATGCGGACGATGCCAGTGCAAGTCCGTGGGATGGTGGCCATCACGGCTTCAACCACGGGCAACGCCTTCGTCACGTTCGATGCTCTGCTGCCCTACGGCATCATGGCGTACACGGTGACCGGCGCCTACGCGCCGCCGGCCGCCATGACGACGTACAACTGTCCGTCCGTGTTCACCTCCAACGCCAAGGGGTACCGCGTCGTTTGTGGGGGCATCCGTATCAGCTGTGCGAGCGCGGCTACGGACGCCAGCGGCTCCCTCATCCTCAGTGAGGGGGTTCAGCCGGGCTGGGTTTACCCGGCCTCCCGCAACGTCGGGGTCCTGGACGACTACAATGTCCAGGTGTTCTCCATCGCCTCCGGTTTCCAGTACACCTACCTCTTCAAACCCCTTGGGCCGCGCTTGTTTGCGCCCCAGAGTACGTCGGTTTCTACTGGGCTCACCAGCAACTCCGCTCCTACTTTCGCTACGTTCAACATCGAGATGGTCAACGCCAAGGCGACCGTCACGTCCGTTACGTGCGAGTATGTGTTCAACCTGGAGTTCGAGACCACCACCGCCTCTGGCATCGCGCACCTCGCGCCTCCCGAGACCAAGCCAGCCCCCGTGGCCACCAGGGTCATTGACGCTGCGCTCAAGTCGCTCCCCATCGCGCACCAAGGGGACGACACCTCATTCACCATGAAGGTTGAGTCAGCAGTGTCCAAGGCAGCCTCGTCGCTCGGCGTGCGCGCCGCTGACTGGGCCCTTGAGGGAGCGATGGCCGCCCTCGGTCTTTGACCTAGACATGGGTCGTGGTCCTCCCAAGGATCGGCTGGTCGAGCAGTCGTTAGGGAGTTGTGTGTGAAATCTCGACTAATAAGCCGGCGGGGGACAGAATACGCCGGCGTCACCTGAGAGCGGTGAGATAAAACAAAACAACAAAACAACCCCC